TCTGGAAAGATGGGGAGTTGGTAGAATGATGCAAACCTATAAAGTAAGTCTTTGTATCAAGTTCTTAGCGTCTAAATGTAATTATAAATTAAAAAAGCATTATTTTGTGCAAAGTACGAATGAGGAAGAAGCCACGAATACGGTATTAAAACTGACTCGTAAAAAGCTCCCGTTCCAAACTGCAAGCATAGAGGTCGAAAAAGTGGAGGTAGTAGTATGATGCCGAAATATCGAGTGTGGGACGAATATACAGGAAGAATACACGATGTTGTAGGATTCGACTTCATTGAGACTGAAGTTCACTATGAAAACTACGCGGAAGCAGAAGCTTTAATACATGCAAGAGATTTTAAAGATGTAGAACTTATGCAAAGTACAGGACTTAAAGACAAAAACAACAACGAAATATATGCGGGAGATATAGTTGAGTTTGAAGATGAAATATTAGAGATGCCAGACGATGAATCTGTAATAGGAACAATTAATAGAGCAGTAATATCTATTGATGTTGTAAATGGTATTCAATTAAAAGATTTTATGTTTGAGGGCGCAGTCTCCGAAAATGATTACTTTGAGTATATAGACATAAAATCCTTCCTTAGATATGACTGTGAGGTTAAAGGCAACATATTTGAATCATCACATTTATTGGAGGTAACAGAATGAACTATGAAACAGGGGTCCAACTAGGTGTAATGGACGCTAGGTTGAAGAAGATGAGAAAACAACGTGATGAGTACAAGAAGCAACGTGATGAGCTTATTGGGGATATAGGTAAGTTAAGAGAACGCAACAAAGAGCTGGAGAAGAAAGCAAGTGCATGGGATAGGTATTGCAAGAGCGTTGAAAAAGATTTAATAAACGAATTTGGCAAAGATGGTGAAAGAGTTAAATTTGGAATGGAATTAAACAATAAAACTTTTATGGAGGAAGACACTAATGAATAACCGTGAACAAATAGAACAATCCGTTATAAGTGCTAGTGCGTATAACGGCAATGACACAGAGGGATTACTAAAAGAGATTGAGGACGTATATAAGAAAGCGCAAGCGTTTGATGAAATACTTGAGGGAATGACAAATGCTATTCAACATTCAGTTAAAGAAGGTATTGAACTTGATGAAGCAGTAGGGATTATGACGGGTCAAGTTGTCTATAAATATGAGGAGGCACAGGAAAATGACTAACACATTAACAATTGATCAGTTACAAGAGTTATTACAAATACAAAAGGAGTTCGACGATAGAATACCAACGCTGAACTTACGAGATAGCAAAATAGCATATGTAGTTGAATTCTTTGAATGGTTTAATACATTGGAAACGTTTAAGAACTGGAAGAAGAAACCAGGTAAGCCGTTAGACGTACAACTTGATGAATTAGCTGACATGTTGGCGTTTGGATTGAGTATTGCGAATCAAGTAGGAGTGTCATCAGAAGAGATAAAAGAAGCGATTGAATCAAGTTTTAAAGATACAGAATTTCACAAAATGTTTAATTTTAAAGATAAAGAATTTGCTCAAGACGCAGTTGTTAGTACACCACAGATAATATTCAAAGAATTTTATCCCGACCAACAAGCAATTGTTATAGTGATAGACATAGCTTACAACTTATATTCTATCGACCAACTCATTGACGCATACAAAAAGAAAATGAAAAGGAATCATGAAAGACAAGATGGAACAGCAGACGCAGGAAAAGGATACGTGTAAAGACATATTAGATCGAGTCAAGGAGGTTTTGGGGAAGTGACACAATACTTAGTCACAACATTCAAAGATTCAACAGGACGTAAACATACACACATAACTAAAGCTAAGAGTAATCAAAGGTTTACAGTCGTTGAGGCAGAGAGTAAAGAAGAAGCGAAAGAGAAGTACGAGGCACAAGTTAAAAGAGATGCAGTTATTAAAGTGGGTCAGTTGTATGAAAATATAAGGGAGTGTGGGAAATGACGGATGTTAAAATTAAAACTATTTCAGGTGGAGTTTATTTTGTAAAAACAGCTGAACCTTTTGAAAAATATGTTGAAAGAATGACGAGTTTTAATGGTTATATTTACGCAAGTACTATAATCAAGAAACCAACGTATATTAAAACAGATACGATTGAATCAATCACACTTATTGAGGAGCATGGGAAATGAATCAGCTGAGAATTTTATTACATGACGGTAGTAGTTTGATATTACATGAAGATGAATTATTTAACGAAATAGTATTTGTTTTGGACAATTTTAGAAATGATGATGACTATTTAACGATAGAAAAAGATTATGGCAGAGAACTTGTATTGAACAAAGGTTATATAGTTGGGATCAATGTTGAGGAGGCAGATGATGATTAACATACCTAAAATGAAATTCCCGAAAAAGTACACTGAAATAATCAAAAAATATAAAAATAAAACACCTGAAGAAAAAGCTAAGATTGAAGATGATTTCATTAAAGAAATTAATGATAAAGACAGTGAATTTTACAGTCCTATGATGGCTAATATGAATGAACATGAATTAAGGGCTATGTTAAGAATGATGCCTAGTTTAATTGATACTGGAGATGGCAATGATGATTAAAAAACTTAAAAATATGGATTGGTTCGATATCTTTATTGCTGGAATACTGCGATTATTCGGCGTAATCGCACTGATGCTTGTTGTCATATCGCCTATATACACAGTGGCTAGTTACCAACACAAAGAAGTACATCAAGGGACAATTACAGATAAATATAACAAGAGACAAGATAAAGAAGACAAGTTCTATATTGTATTAGACAACAAACAAGTCATTGAAAATTCTGATTTATTATTCAAAAAGAAATTTGATAGCGCAGACATACAAGCTAGGTTAAAAGTAGGCGATAAAGTAAAAGTTAAGACGATTGGATATAGAATACACTTTTTAAATTTATATCCGATCTTATACGAAGTAAAGAAGGTAGATAAAAAATGATTAAACAAATATTAAGACTATTATTCTTACTAGCAATGTATGAGCTAGGTAAGTATGTAACTGAGCAAGTATATATTATGATGACGGCTAATGATGATGTAGAGGCGCCGAGTGACTTCGCAAAGTTGAGCGATCAGTCTGATTTGATGAGGGCGGAGGTGTCAGAGTAGATGTATAGCAAAGAGTCAATTGTTAATATGATAGGCACACATAAAATGAAGTGTAATGTATTAGCTGATGTAATACCGGAATATGATAGCAATTCAATTGCACAGTATGGCATACAAGCAACGTTGCCGAAACCACAAGGGGAAAACTCAAGTAAAGTTGAAGATGTTGTTGTGAGGCTTGAGAGAGCAAATAAAAGGTATGCTCAGATGTTAAAAGAGGTTGAGTTTATAAATCAATCGCAACAGAGATTGGGACACGTTGACTTTTGTTTCTTAGAGTTATTGAAGAAAGGTTATAACAGGGATGCGATTATCAAGAAGATGCCTAACTCTAAATTGAACAGAAACAACTTCTTAGCGCGCCGTGATGAATTAGCAGAAAAGATTTATCTACTACAGTGACGAAAATGACAAAAATGACAGAAATGACGAAAATGACACTATTTTTAAACTGTGAATTAATTTTATATAATTGATTTGTAAGAATTATCTTAAGACGTGGGGTAATAGCCACATTAGATGTTCTCATCGATGTGATTGAGAAGTGACAAACATGTAAAGTTGATATGTTACGCTATTAATCACTTACTACCTGCCTATATGGTGGGTAGTTTAATTCTTGCATTTTGAGTCATAACTATTTTCCTCCTTTCACATTTATTGAACGTAGCTCCTGCACAAGATGTAGGGGCATTTTTGTATTTAAATAACTAGAGTAATTAACATAAAGGCGTGTGATACAGTGAAAACAATTGATTAAATTAACACCGAAGCAAGAAAAGTTTGTGCTAGGACTCATAGAGGGCAAGAGCCAACGGAAAGCATATATTGACGCAGGGTATTCGACTAAAGGTAAGAGTGGGGAATATCTAGATAAAGAAGCGAGTACACTTTTTAAAAATCGGAAGGTTTCCGGAAGGTACGAAAAATTGCGTCAAGAAGTAGCTGAACAATCAAAATGGACACGCCAAAAGGCCTTTGAAGAATATGAGTGGCTAAAGAATGTAGCTAAGAATGACATTGAAATAGAGGGAGTGAAGAAAGCGACAGCTGATGCATTCCTCGCTAGTTTAGATGGTATGAATAGAATGACGTTAGGTAACGAAGTTTTAGCTAACAAGAAAATAGAAACTGAAATTAAGATGCTTGAGAAGAAGATTGAACAAATAGATAAAGGTGACAGTGGAACAGAAGATAAAATCAAACAACTTCACGACGCAATAACGGAAGTGATCGTCAATGAATAAACTTAAATCTTTATATACGGACAAACAAATTGAAATATTGAAGCAAACGCAAAAACAAGATTGGTTTATGTTAATTAATCACGGAGCAAAGCGTACAGGTAAAACAATATTAAACAATGACTTATTTTTACGTGAGTTAATGCGTGTGCGAAAGATAGCAGACGAAGAAGGAATTGAGACACCTCAATATATACTTGCTGGTGCAACATTAGGTACGATTCAAAAAAACGTACTAATAGAGTTAACTAACAAATATGGCATTGAGTTTAATTTTGATAAATATAATTCATTCATGTTATTTGGCGTTCAAGTGGTTCAGACAGGTCACAGTAAAGTAAGTGGTATAGGAGCTATACGTGGTATGACATCGTTTGGTGCATATATCAATGAAGCGTCGTTAGCGCATGAAGAGGTGTTTGACGAGATTAAGTCACGTTGTAGTGGAACTGGTGCAAGAATATTGGTAGATACCAACCCTGACCATCCCGAGCATTGGTTGTTGAAAGATTATATTGAAAATACAGATCCTAAAGCAGGTATACTGAGTCACCAATTTAAGCTCGATGACAATAACTTTCTTAATGATAGATATAAAGAGTCTATTAAGGCTTCAACACCATCAGGTATGTTCTATGAACGTAATATCAACGGTATGTGGGTGTCTGGTGACGGTGTAGTATATGCCGACTTTGATTTGAATGAGAATACGATTAAAGCAGATGAACTGGACGACATACCTATCAAAGAATACTTTGCTGGTGTCGACTGGGGTTACGAGCACTATGGATCTATTGTGTTAATAGGACGAGGTATAGATGGTAACTTTTATTTTATTGAGGAGCACGCACACCAATTTAAGTTTATTGATGATTGGGTGGTTATTGCAAAAGATATTGTAAGTAGATATGGCAATATTAATTTTTACTGCGATACTGCACGACCTGAATACATCACTGAATTTAGAAGACATAGATTACGTGCAATTAACGCTGATAAAAGTAAACTATCGGGTGTAGAGGAAGTTGCTAAGTTGTTCAAACAAAACAAGTTACTTGTTCTTTATGATAATATGGATAGGTTTAAGCAAGAGGTATTTAAATATGTTTGGCACCCTACAAACGGAGAGCCTATAAAAGAATTTGATGACGTGTTGGACTCGTTAAGATATGCCATATACACACATACTAAACCTGAACGATTAAGGAGGGGGAAATGACATTGTATAAGTTAATAGATGATATTGAAGCACAAGGAATATTGCCTAAGCATATTGAGGCTCTAATAGAGTCACATAAAGACGATAGAGAGAGAATGGTTAATCTCTATAATAGATACAAGACACATATTGACTATGTACCAATATTCAAACGTCGACCAATTGAAGAAAAAGAAGATTTTGAAACTGGTGGAAATGTAAGGCGATTAGACGTGTCTGTTAATAACAAACTTAACAACTCTTTTGACAGCGAAATTGTTGATACACGTGTTGGTTATTTACATGGTGTTCCTGTTACTTATGATTTAGATGAAAACGCAGAAAAAAACGAAAAGTTGAAAAAGTTTATAACCAACTTTGCCATTAGAAATAGTGTTGATGATGAGGATTCTGAAATAGGTAAAATGGCAGCAATTTGCGGATATGGTGCTAGGTTAGCATATATTGATACGAATGGTGATGTTAGGATTAAGAATATAGATCCCTATAATGTTATTTTTGTTGGCGACAATATTTTAGAACCTACATACTCATTGCGCTACTTTTATGAAAAAGATGATGATAATGGCACTGATTATGTGTACGCAGAGTTTTACGATAATACTTATTATTATGTATTTCGAGGAGAAGGTATTGACGCTTTGCAAGAAGTTGGACGATATGAACATTTATTTGATTACAATCCATTGTTTGGTGTACCTAACAACAAAGAGATGATAGGAGATGCTGAAAAGGTTATTCACTTAATTGACGCATATGATTTAACAATGAGCGATGCATCAAGTGAGATTAGTCAGACACGTTTAGCATACCTTGTGTTACGCGGTATGGGTATGAGTGAAGAAATGATTCAAGAAACACAAAAGAGTGGCGCATTTGAGTTGTTCGACAAAGATATGGACGTTAAATACTTAACAAAAGATGTAAATGACACAATGATTGAGAACCATTTAGATCGAATCGAAAAGAATATCATGCGTTTTGCAAAGTCAGTAAACTTTAATTCTGACGAGTTTAACGGAAATGTACCTATCATTGGAATGAAACTTAAACTTATGGCTTTAGAGAACAAGTGTATGACGTTTGAGCGTAAGATGACAGCTATGTTGAGGTATCAATTCAAAGTTATTTTATCTGCATTAAAGCGTAAAGGGTACAACTTGGATGATGATAGTTATTTAAACCTGATATTTAAGTTCACTCGTAACATTCCAGTTAATAAGTTAGAAGAATCACAAGTGCTAATTAACCTGAAGGGACAAGTTTCAGAACGAACAAGGTTAGGACAATCACAACTAGTTGATGATGTTGATTACGAATTAGACGAAATGGAAAAAGAAAGTCTTGAATTTAATGACAAATTACCTGACATAGATGAAGGTGACGCAAATGACAAATCCCAAAATAACCAATCAGAATGATATTGATGAGTATATCGAGGGTTTAATCTCTAAAGCAGAAAAACCAATAGAACAACTATTTGCTAATCGACTTAAAGAGATAAAACAAATCATCGCAGATATGTTTGAGAAATATCAAAATGATGATGTGTATGTTACATGGACTGAATTCAATAAATACAACAGGCTCAATAAGGAGTTAACTCGTATAGGTACAATGTTGACTGATGACTATAGGCAAGTAGCTAAGATGATTCAGAAGTCACAAGAAGATGCTTATATAGAAAAATTCCTTATGAGCCTTTATTTATATGAAATGGCGAGTCAAACATCTATGCAGTTTGATGTTCCGAGTAAAGAGGTAATCAAATCAGCTATTGAACAACCTATTGAGTTCATTCGTTTAATGCCAACACTACAAAAACATCGTGATGAAGTATTGAAAAAGATACGTATGCACATTACACAAGGTATTATGAGTGGAGAGGGTTACTCTAAGATAGCTAAAGCAATACGTGATGATGTCGGCATGTCTAAAGCTCAATCATTGCGTGTGGCTCGTACAGAAGCAGGCAGAGCAATGTCACAAGCTGGACTTGATAGCGCAATGGTTGCTAAAGATAACGGTTTGAAGATGAAGAAACGTTGGAATGCTACTAAAGATACACGAACACGTGATACTCATCGTCATTTAGATGGGGAATCAGTGGAAATAGATCAGAATTTTAAATCAAGTGGGTGTGTTGGGCAGGCGCCCAAGCTATTTATTGGTGTAAACAGTGCGAAAGAGAATATTAATTGTCGTTGCAAATTACTTTATTATATTGATGAAAATGAATTGCCAACTGTAATGAGAGCACGTAAAGACGATGGTAAAAATGAAGTTATCCCATTCATGACTTATCGTGAGTGGGAGAAATATAAGCGAAAAGGTGGTAATTGATATGGATTTTAAAATAAAAGTAAATGTTGATACTGGCGAAGCTATAGAAAAGTTAGAACGCATTAAATCCTTGTACGAAGAGATAATAGAGTTACAAAACGAAAAAGTTGTTGTAAACGTAACAGTTAAAAATGAAGCTGATTTAGATATGGTTAAAACATCTATTAGCGAAGAAAATGCTAAAAATAATGATTTCACACTTTTTTAGTTGTCTCTTTGCTACTCGACCTTAGCATGTCGTTAAACTGCTTTTTATTATGCACTTTTCGGACTGTTAGGGTACGCGAAGGGCAAAAAGGAGTTTTGATATATGAATATCGAAGAAGTTAAGTCTTTTTTTGAAGAACACAAAGACGATAAAGAAGTAAAAGATTATCTAAAGGGACTTAAGACGGTGTCTGTTGATGACGTTAAAGGCTTTTTAGATACAGAAGAAGGTAAACGATTCATTCAACCTGAATTAGATCGTTATCATTCGAAAGGATTAGAATCATGGAAAGAGAAAAATCTTGAGGATCTAATCGAACAAGAAGTACGGAAGCGTAATCCTGAGCAATCAGAAGAACAAAAACGTATTAGTGCTCTTGAACAAGAGTTAGAAAAACGCGACGCAGAGGCAAAACGTGAGAAGTTAAGAAGTAACGCGCTAGGTAAAGCGCAGGAACTAAATTTACCAACATCCTTAGTTGATAGATTTTTAGGCGATTCTGATGAAGATACTGAGCAAAACTTAAAAGCTTTAAAAGAAACCTTTGACAAGTATGTTCAAAAAGGTGTTGAGTCTAAATTTAAATCGAGTGGAAGAGATGTTAAAGAATCACGAAATCAAGATTTAGACCCTTCAAATGTAAAGTCCATTGAAGAAATGGCGAAAGAAATCAATATTAGAAAATAAAGTGAGGTAATAAAATATGGCAACTCCAACATACACGCCAGGCAATGTTATTTTATCGGATTTTAAAAACGGCGTTATTCCAGCAGAACAAGGTACTTTAATCATGAAAGACATTATGGCTAATTCAGCAATTATGAAATTAGCTAAAAATGAGCCAATGACAGCACAAAAGAAAAAATTTACTTACTTAGCAAAAGGTGTAGGCGCCTACTGGGTATCAGAAACGGAACGTATTCAAACTTCTAAGCCTGAATATGCACAAGCAGAAATGGAAGCTAAGAAAATTGGTGTAATTATTCCGTTATCAAAAGAGTTTCTTAAATGGACTGCAAAAGATTTCTTTAATGAGGTTAAACCTCTAATTGCAGAGGCATTTTACAAAGCGTTTGACCAAGCTGTTATCTTTGGTACTAAATCACCTTACAACACTTCAACTAGTGGTAAACCGCTTGTTGAAGGCGCAGAAGAGAAAGGTAACGTTGTTACAGATACTAATAATTTATACGTAGACCTTTCGGCATTAATGGCTACTATTGAAGATGAAGAGTTAGATCCAAACGGAGTATTAACTACACGTTCATTCAGAAGTAAAATGCGTAATGCTTTAGATGCTAATGACAGACCATTATTTGATGCTAACGGGAACGAGATTATGGGATTACCACTATCTTATACTGGAGCGGATGTATACGACAAAAAGAAATCGTTAGCACTAATGGGTGATTGGGATTACGCACGTTACGGTATCTTACAAGGTATTGAGTATGCAATTTCTGAAGATGCCACGTTAACGACGTTACAAGCATCAGATGCTTCTGGCCAACCAGTATCATTATTTGAACGTGATATGTTCGCTTTACGTGCGACGATGCATATTGCATACATGAACGTTAAACCAGAAGCGTTCGCAACGCTTAAACCAACTGAATAGGAGGAGATATGATGGCTAATCCTGCAGAAGATATTAAGGTAAAAAAAGACAATATGACTATTACTGTTACAAAGAAGGCGTTTGACTCTTATTACAGTCTTGTCGGTTACAAAGAGGTTAAATCACGCCGTACTACGTCTGATAAGAGCGAGTGATAAAAATGACTCTTTATGAAGATGTTAAACTTTTACTCAAGAAAAATGGAGTGGAAGTTAAAAGTGATGAAGAAGAAATATTTAAGATGGAAGTTGACGGAATACTAGAAGATGTTAGGGATATAACAAACAATGATTTTATGAAAGATGGTCAAGTCATTTATC